AGTGCATACCAAATCCGACACAGTCAATATCATATGCAACAAAGAAGTGTGCATCGCATGCGAGTGAACCTGTTTCGTTAGAGAGTATCTGACAAAATCGTTTTACTTCATTCGTGGTAATGTAAGCGGTCTGAGAACAGTATCCGTGTTCGTACAGTTTTATATTATCCACCGAGCGAGCATACTCTGCGTCTGCTTCAGCGTCTTCAAGTGTAATGTTTAAATCATAAAAGTTCGGGAGATAGATTACTTCCTCGTTGCGTATTGCATTCTGAAGTTCAAGAGAGAATCTCATAGAGGATGCATACCATAATTACTGCTATCTGATTTGTATATTTTATGATGTTGCATAGTTTCGTAGCAAGAGTTCCTTACGATTCTTTTCATCCTCACGATAGTTCTTGCCTGAGTGCAATGTATACGTGAGATCAAAGGTGTGCTGCTCCCAGTCACTGTACATGGATTTCAACAGTTTGTTGTTGTCATATGATATCATCATAGGAGATTGTCGAGAAGAGACGTCTTTATAAAACAGATCGTGGTCGAAGGACTTATGCATATCGCCATTACGACCATAGAGAAAAGACTTGCCATCCTTTCCGACCTTGGCATAGGGAGGATCGAGATAGATGAACGTCCCAGGATCGTCAGTTAGACAAGTGGCATAATCATAGTTCGTTATTCGCCAGTTTTTGATATGTGTACCATACAGTAACAACGATTCGATATTATTTACACTGAAGTTGGATACTGATGCCTGCTCACTAAAACCTGAGGACTCTCCGAGACCTGAGAAGGAACACTTGTTGCATACCCACCAGCGCCAACCTACCTGAAACGCATCATTGTGTGTATCGAGTAAATACTCCTTGCATTCATCAAATAATTGGCGGTGACCCGTAGCGTCACCTGCATCACGTTTCGCGCTCAGAAGGCGATTGACGAGGTCTGAAGGAGAGTCACGGAGCGTAACCCAGAAGCAATACAGATTATAATACTTGTCATTGATATGAATGGGAACGTGAGGGAACTGACGTGAGAAGGCAAATGCCATTGAACCACCACCAACAAATGGTTCCACGTATTTGCCTATCATGGTATCGGGCAGGAAGGTCAACAGTGTCTTGGTAGCACGTGACTTCCCGCCACAATACCGAATTGGTGTCTTTAGTTTCTTAGGAAGTTGACTCATAATGTATATTATAACAAATCCTGCGTAAAAAGTAAAGCATTATAAATAAAGGTGGACTCGCGTGACGCCAATCACCAGTCCTCTAACGTCTAACGAGGAGACATCAGCATGACTATTTATCACGTCTATTGGATTCACCAACCACACCACTCAGATCCACTCACCGAAGGATACATCGGAGTCAGTAGCAAACCTGACAAGAGAATGATGTATCATAGTTGCCCCAGCGTAAACAACAATGAAATATTGTATCGAGCAATAAAGAAGGGTGCTGTACAAGACATTCTATATTCGTTCGAGAGCAAGGAAGAAGCATACGCCAAAGAGATTGAGTTGCGTCCACATGAGAGAATAGGTTACAACATTATTCCTGGTGGCGACAGCAAACCACCGAAACAATGGGGGAACAAATACAACGTTGGTAATCATAAACCAAGGCACTCGGAAGAGTTTAAGGAAAGTCAGAAGAAACTAATGTCCTCGTTGAAGTGGTGGACTAATGGTGAGAAGTCGATCAGAATACCAGAGAATCAAGAACCGCCAGAAGGTTTCTGGCGAGGCAAGAGGGATTCTAGATCACTTTAGTCCTTTGTAGAGTGCATCTAAGTAATCAGAGAATGCCTCCACTTTGGTGACTCTGTCTGGCCAGTATAGATATTCACGACTTGGATCTTTCTTCAGGTTGCCTAGTAGAGTTTGAATAGCATTATAAACTTTATCCAACCTCTCGTGTACTGCTTGCGCTTCACCAGTTGCTGATTCCAACTGCGCAGTAGTCTCTTGAATAACCTCAAGTTCGTCGAGTGTAACTGCTGTAAAACCAAAGTCAAAGATATCTTCACTCATCATCTTCCTCCCATGCTCCGCAATAGTTACAGGTTTCGTCCTTACCGATCCACACGATTGCCATCTCTACAGTGCAAGAATGCTTCCACATATTGTCATAGTTGACTTCGTGTAGCATTTTTGGTTTGGGGTTACTGAAGATACGATCCCAGTTAGATTCAAACTGTTCTCTGCTTACCGAGAGTGGTCTCGGCGTGTCACCTTTTCCGCTCATTGTAAAATAATTCCGCTAGTTTGTTGTTGCCATGCCTTTTCAAGTTCAGGAGCAGTTGCAACTACAGCAACGATGCTGCCTTTATAAAATATAGCACCAGTAGGATCCTTGATGCCAGTCATACAAATACCAGGAGCAAGACCTGCCCCACTCTCTTGATTTACAAACAGACGTGGATCTGCTAATTCGATAGAGTCAGAATTTTCTTCCACTACGCGACCAATCACTTCACCAACATGTGTTACTAATGTTACAACGTCACCTTTCATAATTTATCACCTTGATTAATCATCTTTTCTTTGTGTTTCTGAATCCAACGATCAAGGGCATCTTCTAAATCTTGTTGATCGAAAGTGCCTTCTTCAGATAGTATTCTTATCATTTTTAATCCAGCTTCAGCGGAACCATCTTCATAACCTAGTCGAAATCCTACTGTTCCTCCTAGTAATCTACCTGTATAGTATGCTCCTGCTAAAAGGAATGTTGCAATTACCGTATGGGTAATGGGATCCAAACTTAAGATCCCATAAAACCTTGGATTGCTGGCAAGAACTGAAGGATAACCAATCCTCCAAGAACCATGTATGTTATACGTTCTACTCGTACAAGGCGAGATTCAATATCGTCTAGTTGTTGTTTCAAGCCATGCACAGACTCTTCAATGTGGTCTATTTTGCTTTTCAACACCGCTACCTCTACCTGAAGTTTAACTTCTGATTCGTCCTGTAACATTTGAGTGATCCGAGGAAAGAAATTGTAGAGTTATTTAGTTGAATTGAAAACCCTCCGCATTAATTTTTTTACCCGAACTACTTAAATCGAAAACTGGAATGTCCTCTTGCGGTATTTTTTTACCAGATGCAACATCCTTAACGAGTTCATGCTCAGGGTCTTCCACGTCAAACAGTTTCATCTTACTCCTGTCTACACCGATCACGAATCGTTTATGCATATTGGGATCGCTGTATCGGTTCTTCAACTGTTTTACCATAATCTGATTTAGAGCATTGAGTTCATCATTGGATACCATGGCAAGCATCAGATCAGCGGTAGCAGGTAGACCAAACGATTCACTGGTATCTTCAAGACCAGGATCGGACGATCCATAACCTGATCGCGTAGTCTGAGTTGCTGACATGATAGGCAGGTTAAACTCAACAGCAAGACCTCGTAACTCCTCGGCGATTGCCTTGACAAACGTGTAGGTGTTTACTGAACCGCCCACTGACTTGATACGAGAGGAGGCGCAAATATTCAGATAGTCAATGAATACAATATCAGGTACAAACTTCTTCTTGAGTTTGAGTTCATTCATCAGTGCACGGAAGTGACCCGAATGTGCCTGCGACGTGGGATACTCCTTGATAACCAGAGTCCCTTGCGTTTTCTCGGCAATCTTCTGTACCTTGCCTACAAACATATCTTTGGATAGTGTTGAGATCTGATCGAGTGACACGTCTAACAGATTGGCGTCGATACGTTCAGCGATACGTTCCTCCGCCATTTCCATGGTAACATACAATACATTCTTGCCTTGCGACAACGCTGACGCGGCACAATGACACATGAACAATGACTTACCCACACCTGTACCAGCGAGGATAATGTTCAGAGACTTGTTAGGCAATCCACCCTTGGTGATCTTGTTCAGATAATCAAGATCAAACGGAATACGTTCCTCGACAGTGTGGTAGAACTCATATCGACTCTCTGCGTCCTGTAAGTAATCGTGACCAATATTGGTATCAAAAGTAACAGCAAGTGCTTTCGATAAAATATCAGGCAGTGCGTTTTTGGTCAGAGTC